TCACCTTTAGCAATTTTGTTTTCTCCTCTGATAGTTTTCTCTGATCTAGGGTCAACAATCTTTGCTTGTTCTGGCATAGCAACTTTTTTACCACCTGTTTTGTAATTCATCATAATATTATCCTTTTACTTGTTTGGTTTCATGTTTTCAAGTGCAAATCTAGCATCATTTGCTATTTCTTGTTTTTCAAGAGAGGTATCAGCACGTAATTCTGCTAATTCTTCGTTCTGTTCCATCTTTTGTTGGTTTAATTGTTGTGCTTGAAGTAGTTTTGCTCTTTCAAGTTGTTGATTTGCAGTTGTTTCTTCCTGTTTACGTTGATTTTCCATTGCTTTTAAGTCAACTTCACGTGATTTTAGTTTTAATAACGGATCAGAATCAAATTGTGATGTAATTTCTTTTTCTTCTTTCATAAAATCACCTGTCATTTCTGCAATTAGCACTGCTTTTCTTGCTTCGATAGCTTGTGACATCTGTTGCACTTGTTCTTGTGCTTGTGGGTTAACTGCTGCTTGTTGTGCAAGCTGTTGTAACTCTATCATTTGTTCTCTAAATTCTAATTGCACTTGTTCTGTTGCCATTAAACTAATATGTTCTAAAATATTTTTTTGCATTGCAGCCATAACAGGTGGATTGTTTCTAACTAAATTAGTTGACATAAAATTTAAGTGAGCTGTAACGTGTGCTCTATGATCTTGACCTGGAAATGCTTGAAAAGGTTTACCTCCTAATGCATCAATGTGTTCTAGCGATGGATCTTTAGGTGCAGTTGGTGGAGGTGGTGGTAAAATTCTATCTATATCTTTTATACCTAACGCCTCGTACATTTTTCTATATGCATTATACAGATTATGTATTTGTGGACTTGCCATAGCAAGTTGTAATCCAGTTTGTGCAAGTGATATTCTTTGAGACATAGAAAATATGTTAGGATCTGCAACTGGCAGTACATCTACTCTATCGTCAAAATCTG